GGGGCAGTGTTTAGAAAGAGATGTTAGTGACTAACATTTCCCCAAGCGGATCCTGTGCTCCGCCTGCCTGTGCCACAAGTCACAGCTCTCGATGTGTTGTGTCGTGCGGGGTGTGTGCTATGCTTGAGCCAGATCGAAAGGAGATCGAACATGAGCCGTCTGCCAGTCTTCGAGGACACGTCCTGGAAGTCCACCACCAACCGTGGCAGGGTCCAGTACTTCACCGACTTGTTTTGGTCGGGTCGTGAATACCGCCTCGTCATGACCCTCGGTGTTAAGAAACTCCATTTGGATTTGTACACTGCAGACGTTCGCCGGTTCACACTGACGACCGATATGATCGACACTCGGATTATCGATCTTGAACGGTTTGCGTTTGGTAGTGTGATGTACTACCTTTCGCAAGCAACGTCCCTTGTGGACGCACTCCAGGAACCGCTGCCCTTTTGGCAGCACTGAACAGAAAGGCAACTCTAATGAGTGCTGAGATGACCGTTACCGGCAACCTGACTCGCGACCCCGAGACCAGTAAGACCAAGACCGGCGAATTGATTGTTCGTCTTGGTATCGCTGCTACCCGGCGCCAGTTCGATAAGAAGAAGGATGAGTGGGTTGATGATGGTAGCCCGCTTTATCTGAACGCTTCTTTCTTTGGCGATTCTTATGAGTACATCATGGGTCTTGTCGGAAAGGGCGACCAGATCACACTCTCCGGAACTCTTGTTCTCCGTGAGTGGGAATCCAAGAAGGGTTCTGGCCAGTCACTTGAGATTCGCTTCCCGAAGTTCCTCGGCTACATGAAGAAGGGAGACCGCTCAGCTTTGGCTAACCCGCGCCGCGCTTACCGTCGGTGATGTGACTATCCGCCTGGAGGGGCCGCACATTGTGTGGCCCCTCCCCTATTATTTTGTGCTATACTGGTGGTGAACAGAAAGGAGCCGACCGATGGCTAGACTGGAGACGCCTTCCGATTTGGAGGGTTGGCGTGATTATGCCCGCCGCTTGGAGGCGAGGGCTTCGAGGAAGATCAGCAAGATCCGGCAGGGTACGTACGCCCCGTCGGTGCTCAGACCACTGAAGGACGCCACATACGGTTCTAAGGGCATTGACATTGCCCGTACGGCCCTAGATCCTCGTAAGGGTACCTCCCTAGTGGGTCGCATGACTAAGGCCCAGGTAGAGGCTCACGCGCATCGTCTGGAGGAGTTCATGGCCCCGAACGTCTCCTACTACCCTTCGAGGAGTGGTAGCCCGATTTCCGCTAAGAGCATGCTCCGTTACGTGTACGCCCGGAAGAGGGCGAATGAGCACGCGAAGGAGTTCTATCAGCGTGTTGGGGGCACTGAGATCCCCTGGAGGGGAGGGCGTCGTTTTGCTGATGTTTTCGACGTCAATAACCCGTACGCTCATAAGGGGGATGACGCTCAGCAGCTCACTATCAAGAGCCCCTTTCACGTGAATTCGTTTACTAACGAGCATGCTGTTCGCTATCTTACTGAGAAAGCTCGCGAGGTGAGTACCACTAGAGCCGACAAGAAGATGGTGGAGGGTATTCGTAAGAATATTCGCGCTCTTACTAAGGGCGCCGGTTCTCCGGAGCTTGCTAGTTTGGCTGATCTGCCGGATGATTTGTTGCGCGTTTTGTGGACGGTTGACGACGAGTTCATTTCTGGTCTTACTTACCGTTATATGGAGAATAAGGAGTTGGAATCGGGGAGGGGTTCTCCATCCGATAACCTTGCGGCTCAGGGTGAGGACGATGTGCTTGAAGGGCAGGTGTTCAGTCGTGCGAGGAAAATGGAAGTCCGCCCTCTCAGGTGACAGGCAGATCCTTTCAGCGGATTTTGAGACTACTGCGGATATTCCGGATGACGGGTCTTTGCCGGAGTCGACGCGTGTGTGGTTGTGGTCGGTGCGTAATGTTGACGATTGGCCTGTCAATGAGGTCGGGTTCACTTTGGATGAGTTCATGGATTTCATCCTCGAGGGTGATCGCACGGTTTTCTTCCACAACTTGAGGTTTGACGGCGGCTATATTCTGGATTGGCTGCTGCATCGCGGGTTCCGCGCTAATGACCCGGTTATGGTTAAGGGGGCTCCCCTCCCCCACTCGTTCACCCCTATTATCTCATCTGAAGGCCAGTTCTACAAGATCTGGGTGGTCACTGATAATGCGGACGTTGTTTTCATGGATTCGTTGAAGAAGATTCCTCTTTCCGTCGAGTCCATGGCTAGGGCGTATGGGCTTGAGATGGGTAAGGGTTCTATTGACTATGTCACATACCGTGAGCCCGATTACATCCCCTCCACCGAGGAGCTTCAGTATGTTCGCACTGACACGGGCATTGTGGCGGAAGTCCTTCGCCAGCAGCTCGCTGAGGGGTTGACTGCGATGACGTCGTCTTCGGATGCTTTGACCGAGTTCAAGAATGTGCTCGGTCCTAAGGTGTTCAAGTTGTGGTTCCCGAGGCTGTCTCTTGAGGATGACACGGCCATCCGTGCCGCATACCGTGGTGGGTTCACGTACGCCGACACTAGGACTGCTGGCGTCGTCCAGGGCGAGGGTATGGTGCTCGATGTGAACTCTCTGTACCCGTACATCATGCACTCCCGCCCCCTACCGATTGGGCGTCCTGTCGCGGTCGATATGGATCCTGAGGAGGTCTCTGAGGACTATCTCTGGGTGGCTACCTTTTGTTTCACGGCAAAACTTAAGGAGCGGGGTATCCCCTGCATCCAACTGCGGGGATCCCATCGAGCCAATCCGACGGAGTATCAGCGCTCTGTCGACGAGCCCACCGAAATGAGAGTGACTAACGTTGACTGGAAGCTGATCAACGATATGTACGACGTCGAGGTGTACAGCTTCAAGGACGTCATGCTCCTTAGGAAGCGGGACGGGCTCTTTAACGATTACATCGATAAGTGGATGAAGGTGAAGGAGTTGTCCAAGGGTGGTAAGCGGCAGATTGCGAAGCTGATGCTCAACTCGCTTTACGGCAAGTTCGCCTCCCGGATCGAGCGTCGAAACAAGATCCCAACTCTGCAGGACGGCATTGTTCACTACATTCCGTCGGAGAACGAGGAGGTGGATAAGCCTGTGTACACCCCTGTTGGCGTCTTCGTCACTGCGTGGGCTCGCGACTACACCATTCGCTCCGCTGCGGCGAATTATGATCGTTTCCTCTACGCGGACACAGATTCCCTCCACCTTAAGGGTACGGAGCCTCCTGAGGGACTGAATATCCACTCCACCCATTTGGGCGCTTGGAAGATCGAGGGGGTTTTCGATAGGGCGATCTTCGTGAGGGCTAAGCAATACTGTGAGGTGAGCGATGGCGTCGCTGATACGCATATCGCGGGTCTCCCTCGCAAAAACCCCAATACAGGGAAGCCTTACGATATCTGGCCAGAGGATCTCTTGCACCATCAGAGGTATGGTGGTAAACTTGTACCGAAGATGATTCCGGGAGGAACCTTCCTCATGGAAACACACTTCTCGTTCACACCAGTAAAGGAGCCATGATGCGCAAGTCCAAAAACGTCTCCCTCACACTCCCCATTTGGGTTGTTGATTTCTTCGAGGACTACCAGTGGAAGGTGCACGTTCCGAAGCCCGAGCTCATGAGGAGGATCCTGTCGGAGTACGCGAAGATGAAGGTTGCTGAGGCTCAGGAGGAGCAGCACCCCTCCCCCGGGCCGTTCGAGGACTCAGGCACCGAGGAGAGCTGACCGGTGACGTTGCAGGCGCTTACCGCCGGATGAGACCGGGCCTGCGACACTGGGTTGGTTACCCCGCCGAGGCTTCTCGGCAGTCTGTGATAGTATGGGCTATGAGTGGATAAACCATTCATAGCCCATACGTTTGCGTGGAGGTATCATGGATTTTGAAGGTCTCCTTCAGTCTCTGATCAATCCTGGCGAGGAGGGGCCGTCGGAGACGATTTATGATGATCTCCGCGCCGCCTACAACACTGTCAAGGACAAGGCCGACAGTGCTGGTGCCAAGATTTCGGAGCTGACTGACTCCAACTCTGCTCTTTCCAAGACCGTTGACGGTCTGAAGAGTAAGAATTACGACTTGCTCGAGGCCATCGGCGCGGGCGGGGACAACGCCGGCGACGACACATCGCACGGCGACGACACGAGCGATGCTGACGACGGGGACGACGGCAGCATCGCCTCCTTCTTCTCCAAGCCTAAGGAGGCCTGACAATGACGCTCCCCAGCGGTCGCATTCGCGACTTCGATAACATTGAGATCCTGAACCGGATCCGTAACGACGCCACGTCCGACTATCAGCGCCGCATTCCCGCCGCCACGAAGGGTTCTGTCGCCGACGTCGTTCAGCAGCTGACCTCGTACACCCCTCATTTCAACGAGTTCACCGACGCGTTGATCAACCGTGTCGGCACCTATATCACCCGTGACATCACCTGGAACAACCCTCTGCGGGAGTTCAAGCGGGGCATGCTGAACTTCGGTGACACGATCGAGGAGGTGCAGACGGGTCTGGTCTCCTCCTACACCTACAACTCCGAGCGCGACTACATGGAGAAGGACATCTTCGGCGCTCACAAGCCGAATGTCGCCTCCCAGTTCCACACGGTGAACCGTCAGGAGTACTACAAGATCACGGTGAACCGCGACCAGCTGCGCCGTGCGTTCCTGGACGAGTCGGGTCTGCAGAACTACCTCTCTCAGATTCTGGCGTCTCCGACGACGTCGGACCAGTGGGATGAGTTCCTTCTGACCTGCTCGCTGTTCGCCGAGTATGAGAAGAACGGCGGCTTCTACCACGTGAAGGTTCCCGACTTGCGGAGCCTGACCGCCACTGAGTCGGATGCGAAGAACCTGATCAAGCGGGTCCGCGCGATGACGGATAACCTCACGTTCCTCTCCCGCCAGTACAACGCCGCTAGGATGGAGACGTTCGCGAAACGTGAGGATCTGATCCTGATCGTCACCCCCGAGGTGAAGGCGAACATCGACGTCGAGGCGCTCGCCGCTGCGTTCAACCTCTCCCCCGTCGACATGTACGCCCGGGTGATCCCGGTCCCCGCTGAGCAGATGGGTATTGACAAGGCGCAGGCGATTCTGACGACGAAGGATTTCTTCGTCATCGCCGATAACCTGCTGGAGAACACCTCCCAGCCGAACCCGGTCAGCCTGGGCACGAACTACTTCCTTCACCACTGGGAGGTCATCAGCACCTCCCTGTTCGTCCCCGCGATCATGTTCTGGACGGGCGATGACGATCAGAACATTCGTGTCCGTCCTGGCGCCAACCTGGCTCTGGGCGGTTACACGGCTACTCAGGAAGGTAAGCCCGTGGGTGCTTCTAACAAGGCGATTCCGGGCGGCAACGTCGAGGTGACGTTCGCTGTGACGGGTGACAACACTAACGGCCTGGAGCTGGGTATCGACTACGCCGTGTCGGGTGCGAACTCGCAGCGGACGAAGATCGACAACGAGGGCATCCTGCACCTGGGTCAGGATGAGGACGCTGACGCGGTCACCGTCACCGCCACGCTGGTCTACCGCGACAGCGCGGACGTGAAGAAGACGATCGCTTCGAAGACGGCGTCGATCGCTGTCGACAAGGCGAAGGCTGTCAAGGTCTGGCCGAAGAAGTGACATCGGCTCCTGCGTGTGGTACACTAGCGCCGTGGGCAGGGTAGCCCGTCGGTGAGGTCCTTCCTCCTTTCTGCCTCACCGGCGATGGGCCGCCCCGGGGTTGAGTTTGAGCTCCCCCGGGGTGGCCCTTTAACCTATGTGCTATACTCTATATATGCCTACAGCTTATGACCCACCTGAGGATATCGGCTCGTTCGGGATGGGCTTCGACTACTCCGTCTGGTCCCCCAATACTGAGGTGTACCTGACGAACGTCGTGTGGGACCAGGAGTACCGTGACGTCGTCTGGTATGACAACTACGATGAGGCGTTCAACGCCATCGTCAACGAGTACTCCTCGCGCATTGAGGTGAAGTCCCTGACATACTGCGCGCAGGGCGCGCCGATCAGGATCCCGATCCCGTTCTCGAAGGCGAACCAATACAACTACCTGGTGGCCCGGAACAACCGTGACGCTTATAATTCGCGGAATACATTCTTCTACTTCATCACCTCGGTCGACTACATCGCCCCCGCCACCACTCAGATCACGGTGCAGCTGGACGTCTGGCAGACGTACATGCACCAGTTCAATGTGCGCCGCTCCTACTGCGAGCGCTCTCACATGGCGATCGCCGCCGAGAATGGGTGGGACTACTACGGTCAGAAGTACATGACGGTGCCCGAGGGTCTGGACCTGGGCTCGGAGTATCAGATCGTCGACGTGAACAGGAAGGTCATCGCCTCCACTCCCAGCGCCGGCAAGGTCGATACGGCCAACTTCGACATCATCATCGCTTCGACGGTGGATCTTACTCAGCCTTACGGGGATGAGAAGAACCCGACGTTCACCGCGTCGAAGGGGAGCTTCGCCGAGGGCGTGCCGAACGGGACGTCCATCTATGCGATGAAGGCGGATTGGTTCCGCGTGTTCACGAATGCCATGTCGTTGGTGCCGTGGGTCTCCCAGGGGATCGTGTCGATCACGGCGATTCCGAAGGGCGTCATCAACTTCGATGAGATCAAAGACCTGAAGGTGAAGCTGCCGGGCACGTCTGGCGTGGACCCGAAAGGCGGAGACACTCGCATTTCCCGACAGGGCGCCGAGGTGTACGACCTGGAGAAGGGTCTGGGCGAGAAGGGGCTGGTCAACAACAAGACGATCCAGCTGACGGATAAGCTCCGCAAGGACAACATTCTGCCGGCGCGCTATCGCCATCTGTGGAAGTTCTGGACGAGTCCCTACCTGTTGGTGGAGGTGACCACGTTCTCGGGTACTCCCCTGCTGTTGAAGCCGGAGATGATTCAGTCGGAGGGTCTGGCCGTGACCCAGTGGTCTCACGTGGTGCCCCCGAACCCGCGCATCATGTTCACGGTGAACTCTCTGGGCCAGCGGACCCGCGGGAATATGGACCAGTACAACGGCTGGTCCGAGCATTTCGATGTGATGACGGGTTTCACTAACCTGCCGACGTTCAGCCTCACTAACAACAGCTATCTGATGTTCCAGGCGCAGAACGCGCACTCGATCGCCTATCAGCACCAGAGCGCTGAGTGGTCGCAGCAGAGGGCGTTGCACGGCGCACAGACCCAGTTCAATCAAGCCAATGCGGCTATCGCGCAGGCGGGTCAGCAGACGGCTCTGAACAACTCCTGGAACCAAGACATTGCAGGCTACAATGCTCGCATGGGCCTGCAGAAGACGGGTATCGGTGTTGGCGGCCAGGTGATCGGGTCGACCCTCATGGGTCTCGCCAACGGCGGCCCTCTGGGCGCCCTGGCCGGTCTCGGCGGGTCGGCCCTGTCGGGAGCCTCCACGATGGCGCAGGCGGGTATGACGTACTCCCAGCAGGTGAACACGGCCCGCATGTCCGCTGAGCAGGCGAGTGCGCTGACGAACCTGAACCAAGGGTACATGCGCTACAACGCCGACACGAACCTGGCCTACGCCAAGTATGCCGCGAACGGCGACTACGCGAATGCGATCGCCGGTATCAACGCCCGGGTGCAGGACGCTCAGACGATCGCCCCGACGACGTCCGGTCAGGTGGGCGGTGACGCGTTCATGCTGGCTGCGGAGTCGTGGTCCATTGTGGAGAGGCTCAAGTTCATCCCCGAGGACGCGGTGCGTAGGATCGGTGAGTTCTGGCTCCGGTACGGTTACGCCATGAATTCGCCTGTGGTGCCGCCGGGGGACTTCAGGTGCATGGAGCATTTCACGTATTGGAAGATGGCGGAGATGAACATCTCCCGTTCCACGATGCCCGAAACGTTCCGTCAGACGATCAGGGGTATTTTCGAGAAGGGCGTCACGGTGTGGCACAAGGACCAGACGATGATCGGTCGCATCGATTGGGCGAACAACAAGCCGCTTAAGGGGATCATATGGTGAAGCGAAACGGAGAAAGGGATTGGGTTCGCAAGGAGATCTACGAACCCTTCGTCAACGGCGGCCATTTCAAGAATAACCCGTCGATCAACCGCGAGGCTCTGCTGGTCCGCATGTACAAGCGGATCATGTCGGAGATGTGCGTGAACCGCTTCTCCTGGTCGGGGCTCCCGGATACGGTGGACCGCCGCTACCTGGAGGCCACCCTCATGTATGACGGGCTGGCGGTGTTCTACTTCGACGAGGAGTTCGATCGGTTCATGGCGCTTCGGGCCACAGGGCTCGGACAGGTGAACATGTACGATAACCCGACGAACTTCACGGTGTACGGGAACCAAGTGTTCTCCAAGACTTTGGACGCGCGCCATTGCGTACCGATCTGGTCCAACTACTTGAGGGAGCCGGATTGGGACATCATCGATATCTACTCGCAGAGGCTGGCGGCGTTCGACCGCACCCTCGAGGTGAACATGCTCTCCGCCCGTCACCCGTTCGTGTTCTCGGTGGACAACAACGAATATCAATCGTTCGTGAATGCTTTCCGTAAGGTTGCCGAGGGGCAGCCGGTCATCTTCGGCACCGAGGCCCTCTCCCCCGCGGCGCTCGCGGAGAAGGTCACCATGTTCGACGTCGGGTTCAAGCCGCACCAGATCCAGGACGTCATGGAGGCGAAGGTCAAGACGTGGAACGAGGCACTGACCCTCCTGGGCATTATGAACGTGAACTCGGAGAAGCGGGAGCGAATGGTCGCCGAGGAGGCCAGCGGCTCCTCCGGCCAGGTGTTGGCGATGCGCGCCGTCGCCATGAACGCCCGCAAGTACGCCTGCGAGCATATCAATAAGATGTACAACCTACAGGTGGATGTGAGGTGGAACCTTGACGAGTCTCAGCCCGCGGATGCTCAGAACGCTATGCTTGCCGCGGCCGCTCTCGGGGGTGTTGGAGATGCTCTCGACAAGGGTAACCCCGACTTGGGGACGACCGACCAGCAGGAGCTGAACCCGAACAATGGCTGACTACACGCTTGAGCTGCGCAAGGTGGTGGAGATCGTCGGCCCGCTCAACATCGGACTGAACGAGTATCCGATCTTTGACGAGAGTTACCGGGATTCTTTGAACCAAAAGATTCTGGACCACTATTGGTACAATGAGATCGCGCATGAGTCAATCGACATGTTCATCCACCAGCTTATGGTGAAGATGAATGAGATCATGCCGTTCTACAATCAACTGTACGAATCGGAGTTGGTTGACTTCGATCCGATGGTGACTCACGATGTGCATTCGACGGGTGATTCCACCCAGAACACCACGCAGGACACTCACACGAAGCAAAACGCCGAGCAGACCCTCTCCTCGGATTCTCGTGTTTCGTCGTCGGAGGAGTCGAAGGCCAGAACCGTCCAGTCTCAGATGCCGCAGACGCGCCTGTCCGGTCATGACGACTATGCGACTGCCGCCAATGACACGTCGTCGAAGGGTTCGGGCCAGAACCATTCCAATTCTGCGACGCAGGATCAGCAGAAGCGGTCCTCCGACACTGCGTCGACGATGGGGACTAAAGCTGGGAATGTCACCCGGTCGTGGGGGTATAATACTCCTAAGACTGACCTCCTCCAGAAATGGCGCGAAACCTTTCTTAATATTGACATGTCCGTTATCTCGGAGTTGGGAGGCCTATTCATGCAGATCCGATCTTCAGGAGACGAGTACGTGAACGGATGGGGCTATGGACTATATTGATAACAAGTACCAGCTGACCCCTGGTGATTACAGGGTTACGAACGTCACGCCGTTCACCTACCGCGACGGGTACACGTACCTCCAGCTCATGGAGGAGATGCGGTCGTGGGTGAGTGAGGGGTTGGTCAACCAATTCTCTGCGAAGATGCAGGGGCTGGCCTCGGACTACAACCAAGCCGTCTCCAGACTCCTGGTGGACGTGCGCAAGGAGATGGAGGGCTACCACGCTCTCCCCTCCCAGGTCCGGGAGATGTTGAGCGCCGCCATCGCCAAGTACGATGACGAGTTCAACACGTTCGAGAATGACCTGAAGGCCCTCGTCAAGAAACACTTCGAGTCGGACGTCGTAAACGTCTTCAACTGGCTCGAGGGTGAGAGCTCCACTCTTCAGGAGCTCATCAATGACATGCACAACCGGTACACGGTCGGCGGTTTCCTGGCCGAGGACTTCAGCCAGATGGGGCTCACAGCCCAGGAGCTGGATGACATGCCGCTGACCATCTCCGAACTGGAGACGATCGGCAAATTCGTGCTCCCCCATCTGTCCCCGCACTACGGGTTCTCCCCTGTGACGGGGCAGTACAAGCGCGTCATCGACATCGTCTATGACGTCTACGAGGCTCAGTTCAAGGGCGGTGACCAGATCACCTCCAAGGATCTGAACTACATCGATAACCTGAACATTCCAGACCTCCAGCGCATGGTGGTCTCCTGACAGAGAGGCAGGCTCAATATGCCCGCAACGAACAAGACAGAGAATTTCAACCTGCCGCTCTACGTGGCATCCGATCACTTCAGCGTGCTGGGTGACTTCAACTCCGCCATGAAGGAGATCGACAAGGGTCTCGGCGGCGCCACTGTCACCGCGAAGGCGGCGTCCCGTGACGCGACTAGTGCTTTGACGACGGCGAACGCCGCGTCGGATGACGCTCACAGCGCCCGTGAGGCAGCGCAGTCGACGCTGTCCGTATCCTCCCAGGCGAAGGCTGACGCGACCCGTGCGTTCGACATGGCGACGAAGGCGACCACCGCGTCCGAGACCGCGAACACGAGCGCCATTGAGGCTAACAAGGTTGCATCCTCGGCGGCCGCCAGGGCTAAGGAGGCGCGCGACCGCGCTGACGCCGCGCTTGACACAGCGAATGCCGCCAACACGGCCTCTATCGACGCTAAGACGACCGCTAACGCCATCTCCGGTCAGGCCGTTCAGGCGACCCAGGCTGCGAACAGGGTCGGCGCCCTGCACAAGCGGTTCAAGGAGGTAACCGCCGGATCCGGTGACCGTACACTGTCCACTCCTGAGGAGCGGCCCGTCACGGTCATGGAGTTCGACCTGGACTTCGACGCCGACGACGTGTGGATCATCGTGGCTATCATGCGTCACACCGTCCACAACGTTCAGGACACGCACTTCGACATTCGCGTCACTGGCCCGAAGGGACAGCGCCGTTGGAGCTCCTTCGTCGCCGGCTACGGCCCGTGGCCCGAGGCGATGGTCTACTCGCAGGGCACCGGTATCTTCGAGGCCTTCGAGGGTCCGGGTCGGTACCACATCGAGACCGTGTTCCTGACTGACAAGAATCACAGCACTCGGTTCGACCTGTCGAACTGCATGATGCGCGCCCACTGATCTGGACGGTATCAGTCGCGGGGGGGGGGGGGGGGGGGGCCCGCGCCCCCGCCCCCCCCC